AAGACTACACTATTTAGAATTACTGCATCTGACAACATTTTATAATTTTGAATTTGTCCGTATTCTTGTTGCAATTCTGTAATTGTTGGTCTATCAGGTTGCGGTACTGTATTTGTAGTATCGATAATCCAATTGGTATATGCTGTATAATATGCCTGGGTTACTACGTACAAATCAATGATGTTAGTAGTAACTGGGTCGATTCTATTTGTGTTATTCGAGTTATGTCTATATTGAAAGCTCAAGCCCTGACGACCTGGCTTCATTAAGAACTGTGGTTGTTCAGCTAACACATAAGAAGGGGTGTTTACTGTTTGCACTTGCACACTCTTATAAAACTTATTATCGACATAAGCATAAAATAGGGTTCCTAGTGGATAATCGTATTTGTCTACTTCGATTTTTGTTTTAGTCGGGTAAGAATAAACAACGTCACTGCTTGGTACAATATATTGTCTAGTTAGATTAATAGCATCCTGCACAGTTTCAAAGAACACATAGACGCCGGTGTTAGCATTATTATTTTGATATCCAGTGACATCGTTAAAGAAGTCTGGGTTCAGAATTAATTGGCGATTGTTAACATCGGTAGCTGCTACTTCTACTTGGAAGTCGTTAACATAACCATCGCTTTCTACTGTTTGACCAAGAATGTTTACTTTTAAATCAGCTCCTAAAGGAATGTTAGTTCCAAACTGAGTATTGACTGACAATACGTTGATAAAGTCTTGAATAATTTTACCAGTGAAGGGGTCATATACTAGTTCATTAGGACTAAATGTAAAGCGGGTGTCTCCAACAGAACCAAAGTAATATGTCAATGCACGATAGGTAACACGATAGGTATTTGCCCCGGTGCTAGTAAACTTAATAAAATAGTTAGTATCTGTAGGAGAAGAAATTGACCAGCGTTCCTGATCGACTGGAATGCTATTAGTAAAGACTAGAGTAAAGTCTTGTTGCAATTCCATTTTGATTAAGCAACTCTGTATTAATGTGGTTGATAGTGAATTATCGAATACTGGAATAATTTCATTAATGATAACTCCAGTTGGTATGTAACCACTCATTTTTATTGGGCCAGCGCCGTTAGCAAAACTACCGTCACCGTTGTTGCTACCATCGCCGATTACACTTAATACAGTTGACCAAATGTATTGATTTTCAGCACTCGGAGCAATGCCCGGTACTAATCTATTTGTGGTCAAATCAAAGTAATAACCTTCAGGTGGCAAAAATTTAATTATTGCGCCCGGAGTAAGATATTTTAAATTGCTTGTGCTAAACGTGCCTACACTCTGTGGTTGTTCTAGAGAACCAGAAACAGTAAACACATATCCGGATTCAGCTCCAGTATCAACTGAACTTGTTTTCCAATATACGACCTGGTTGCTCGGGGTGATTGGAGCTACTACAGAGGTCACTGTGTATCTAGGGTAGTTCTGGATATAATATTGTGTTGCCCTATTTAACGACAACACAGATGATAATGTGTCAGTAAAGAATGCAATAATATCACTGGTGTTATTAATGGTTAGACTGAGAAAGCCTTCACTATCGTCTTGATACAATGCGCCATCACTACCAAAGCTATTTGTGCTTGAGTATTTGCCAGTTGGATCAAGTAAATCTAAGTTCTTGCTTACGCCGATGCTTGAGCGGTTGACTGCCTTACTCTTAATTATTGAACTATACAATGTATACGGGAAGTTGTTGTAGTCTTCTCCGTTAACCATACGATTCTGTGTATAGTAACGAGTAGGCGCACGCTGCTTGATTTGGTCAAGTGGTTCACGTTCTTGTGCAGTGTTTACTGGAAGTGGTAATTCTAAATTGTATGTTATAGTTTCGAACTTACCTAGTCTACTGAGATAAGTGAATGATACACTGACTCCAGCCATTTCAATAGGATCAATTGTGTATGTTAGTGCGTTGCCTGCGCGGACATATGCAGTGAAGTTGCCGATAGGAATAGCACTGAATACGCCATCGCCAAAGATATACGATACTTGGTCATTGAATCTAGAGTATACTGAAAAGATTGTTCTGTTACTAGTTTCATTTTGTAGATAGGCGTCAGCGTATACGTTTTCTACCTGTACCCACTCAGAAAGAGTATCGTCATCATTGACTTTATATAGCCATGTGTCAGTGTTATTGATACCTTGGATATCAATATCAACTACTTGGTTACTAATTAATTGCTGCAAGGTGTAATCAAAAGTTTGAAGAGAGCCTTGCTTGAAATAGAAGAAGAAACCGGTTTCGGGACTACCGAATCCTAACTTATCATTTCTATAAAGAATGTTGAATCTGCCACTTGGTGCAGGTGGAATTTCATAGATGTAGTCAGTGTCGATTGAACTCGCACTTACTAATTCGAAATTCATATTAACGCCGTCAACTGTTGAGTCGAATGGGACTACCGGTAATACATCTTCTGGAATTGCCATAGTGTATTCGGCAGTAGTTACTCCCAGCAAGTCTTGTACGTTACCTGGCTTTCCAATCTTCTGAGTGTCGATTAGAGTAGCATTGATGATTGTGTTGAATTGTTCTAACCAATTAGGGTTGGCTGGATCGTTCCAGAGAATTGTTTGGTTGCTCAGATTCATCCCGTTAATGTCGGTTATATTCTGAGTAGTGCTGACACTGTTTACTTTCAAGTAGCCCTGACCAGCAATGTTTCTTTTTGGGGTGTAGCTAACAAGATTGGCAAGCTTGATAACACTGTCTCTACGTTCCGCAGTATCAATAAAGTTTTCACGGGCGTTCAAGTCATTGCGGAATGCAAGACCCTGACCCATGTATGCGATAACGTCAAGTAGCGCAATGAATTCACTTGACTCAGTAAAGTCGTTGAAAGTTTCAGGGTAATATAGCTGTAGGTAATCTATGAACGCCTTACGTAAGGTTTCATAATCATAACTTCTGAAGTCTGCTTGATTGAAAGTTTGGTAAATGGTTTTCCAATCATTGAGACCAAATAATGCAGATTGTCTAGAACTTGTCGCCATATATTGTCATCACTCTTTCAATTATTTATCATTGAAAAACCAGTGATTTTTAAGATTAGACGATGCTGGCGTAGCCTGCTGATTGGTTTAAAAACACTGATAGTAACTGTGCTTGATTGAATGGAACAACTGCCATTTCTAGTTCAATAAGTATTCCATTCTCTTTGGGATAGACAGAAATAGTATTAATCTCTAGTCTAGGATCAGCAGAAGCAACTCGGCGTACTTCTTCTTGAATCTGTTGCTGAACACCACCTGTATTGGGTTCAAAAACGAAATCCCAAAGACTAGTACCATAATCAGGTTGCCCTACTTTTGTACCCTTACGGATATTAAACGCATTAACAAAATCCTGAATAACAAGTTGTGAATCGACTAATGAGAATTTCTTACCCCATACTATAGGCTGGCGGATGCCACCCGGACCGCCATCAGCGCCGATTATTGAGTTAGTTGTTTTCGGTTTGTTAGCATTTATTGTGCTAAACCCATAATATTGTGGCATACTATTATTTAGTCCCTATATTAAATGTTATTGTCAAGCCCCGGAAAAGTCCCGATTATTCCTGCAAGTGAGTTATTGATATCCTGTTCAGAAACAACTGATTTACTTTGCAATGCAGTAACCGCAGTAGAGCCTTGACCCCTTACTGATTTTACAGAATTATTTACACCCGACCTAGTTGCTTGCTGGAACACATCTAGCGCACTAGACTTGACCCCGCTGACTACTGAGCCTAATTTAGCTTTTCCTAACAAGTTAGAAGCAGTAGTAGTAGCGGTTGTCATCATAGTTGTAACATCATCCAATGCATTACTTTCCAAGTCAGATACCTTCTTTAGTATTGAGGTATAATCTGGACTATTCAGTAATGCATTAAATTTACCACGTGCAGTTTCAATTGCTTTATCCCCGGCTGGGAAATTTGCTTCTAATTCAAAAAGATCAGCTTTTGCATCTTCAATTTTCTGTTCCCAGTTTTCAAGATCGTCAAATACTTTGAATGCATCCTTGCCTTGTTTCACTAACTGGTCAAGTTGATTAGCAACTTCGCCTTTGATTTCTCCGACAAGGTTAGGTGCTGGAATTTTAGGATTGCCGAGTATATTTTTGATTTGACTAGTTAATCCTGCTCTATCAAATGTATTAAAGCTTATAGTAGGCATTTTGATCTTTGCAGGACCGCCTGCGCCTAATGCACTCAGTGCTGATAGTAGTCCAGTTGCAGCTCCTAAAGGCAACGCAGAGGAAATTAAATTAGTAAGTCCGCCTTCTTTACCTAAAGTACCTCCCAATTGAGTTTCAAGTGACTTAGTGATACCTTTAGCTGCATCTGTCACCCCGGTCATTGCGGAAGTTTGAATGTTTTTAATTAATCCTCCTAACGCTGCCGTGCCTGGTGTTTGATTAGAAGCACCGATAGCATTGTTCATGACTGCACCTAGGGCTGCTAATCCTCCAGGTAAGTTTGATACCCCACTAGCTACGAGTGAAGATTTGGCTGCGCTAGCTCCGGATTGAATTGCGGTCGCAGCAGTTGCCAGTTCGGCTGGGTTTCCGGAGTTAATACCAGGTCCGGCTCCTATCATTCCACTCACATCCTGCACTGCATTGTTAATATTAGTGATAGCTGAATTTATATTAGTTGGTATGAGTGGAATTGAACTT